GGTTATCTTAAATTTATACAGGTTATCTTAAATTTATACAGGTTATCTTAAATTTATACAGGTTATCTTAAATTTATACAGGTTATCTTAAATTTATACAGGTTATCTTAAATTTATACAGGTTATCCTGAGATTTTTTTATTAACTAATGTAATATATATGATTATATATATTATCTTAATTTTAATTTTAATATTTTTTTATTATTCTAATAATCAAACAGAAAATTTTACAAATGAAAATCATAGTTGGTCCGATACTTGGAATGAATCTGACTTTTTAACTAGAAAAAATGCAGATTGTAATCCCATTAAAAAAGAATGGAAAAATTATGGAAATATTCAAACTTGGATTTGGACAGTTCCTGAAAGTTGTGAAGCAGGATTACCCCATACTAGAGATAAAGATGTAATTGCTATGCCTGATGGATTTCCAAGCCATAGATATGACAATACCATTGAACACGAGAAAATTCATATTTATCAAAGATTATATCCTAAAGAATGGGCTAAATTTTATAAAGATAAATGGCATTATGAATTATTCAAAAATCCACCATTACATTTACCTATTAATTTAATTAAAAATAAAAGAGCTAACCCAGATACATGCAATGAATTATGGTGTCGTTGGAGAAAACGTTGGTGGTCCATTCCTGTTTACGAAAGTAATTTATCTTTATCTGGTGCACCGGTAAAATGGTACGACGAAAAAGAAAATAAAATTTATGATAATCCACCTTCTGAATGGATTTCATTTTTTGGAAGAAATATTTCTCAATTGGAACATCCCCACGAAATTAGTGCCGTTTTATTATCTGGTCCATTAAATAAAAATAATAAATCAAAATCTATGACTAATAAATCTATAGCAATGACTAAATTATTAGATTGTTGGAACTGGGATATCAAACCTACATATCCTACTTAGTATTTACAAAACCATAATCAGCATCTGGTCCATTGTCACAAAACTTTGGAGCTACACATTTCCATCCTAATGCTTCTATAAAAGGTAATGTTTCTTTTACTTTAGGTGCACCCATATTATAATCAACACTTTGAATTTCACAAATTAAATGTTTTGCATTAGCTAAGCATTTTGGTGCACCAATAATAATATCTTTTTCAGCTCCTTGTACATCCATTTTAATTAAATCAGGTAAAGGAAATCCTTTTTCTTTTACGATAGTATCAAGGGTCATACCATTTTCAAGTACAAACAAATGAGAAGGAAAAACACGGTCATTATTTTCCTTATAATACGAATTACCACCAGGTGAATGAATGTTTTTATAAAATTTAAGTTCTTTATTATCTTCATCCGTTAACACACCCATATGATAATCATATCCTTCATATAAAAATTCAGCTTCTCTAAAAGCATCAAATAATATTATTTTACTATTTGGCCATAATAATTTAGCTTTTTTTGTCCAATGTAGAACACAAGAACCAATGTCATAAATTACTTTAGGTTCAAATCCAGAAGCTTTTAATTTTTCTAAATATTTAAAATGGTTAGCAGGTAAACAATCTTTTTGTGATAAATTTAGTAAATGAGTTTTATTATCTGATTCAAAATCATTATTTAGAATTAATTGTTGCATTATTAAAATTAAAATTTTTTTGTTTAAATAATTTTCTTAGTAAATATTAAATGATAAATAAATTTATAATCGCTTTTGGTATATATTCCTATTTTTTCTGTAGTATGGCTAACACTTGTTATCGTGTAAATTCTGAAGGAATTAAAGTATTTAGTTTGCTACCCTTATTTACTGTCGGTCTTTGGGGACCATTAAAAAGCTTTTATTTATTAGCTGTTTACAATAGTTTATACTCTTCTTTGGTTTATATGACAAATACTTTATTAAGTTTGAACAATCTTTATGGTGCTTCACTTTTTGTATTTTATTTGGATAAAGTAATCACCCAATTACCAAGTTCATAATCAACATTATCAACAATAAATTCTGGACATAAATGTTTTATTTCCTCTTCTAGTTCACCTTTTTTATAAATATGATAGTATCGCATATATGTATTACCATCATCTTTAGATTTCCAAGGAACCATTTCATCAGAAGAACTAAAACTAAAAGTTTTTAAGATACCCCTTTCTTGTTCCATTGCAAAAACGGTAAGTAAAATTTTTCCTCCCTTTTTAAGACAACGATACATTTCATGTAAGGAAGTTTGACGGTCTATATCTTTATCTAGGTGATGATAGGTTGCAATACAAATCATATAATCAAAAAAATCATCAATAAAGGGTAATTTTTTCATATTAGCAATTTGGACATTTAAATTCTTATTTTTACAAATTTCTACTTGTTTCTCCGAACTATCAATTCCGTAAAAATCTAAATCTTTTCTAAATATCATATTTTTCCCATTACCACATCCAATATCAAGCATTTTTGATTTTGTTAAGGGTAAACATAAAAATGTTGAAACAGAACGCCATATTCTTACACGGGTATAATCAAATTGGTTAGCAATACGATTGTATACCTCTTCAATTGGTAGATTGTTAATAACAGACATAAATATTAATTATTTATTATAAATAATATTTATTCAATTTTTATAAATTAATACCTGTTTTTATAAATTAATACCTGTTTTTATAAATTAATACCTGTTTTTATAAATTAATACCTGTTTTTATAAATCAATACCTGTTTTTATAAATTAATACCTGTTTTTATAAATTAATACCTGTTTTTATAAATTAATACCTGTTTTTATAAATTAATACCTGTTTTCATAAATCAATAACCGCCTTAAACTCTTTCAAAATATCTTCCGTCTCTGGACATTTTTCTTTTTTTTTATTACTTTCATCATCTGATTCGTCATCTTCTTTATTAAATCCGTTTTCTTCTTCAACATAAGCATTAATTAATTCAACTTTGTGAAGAATTTCTGCTACTTCTTTATATAGGTCATCTGAAGACCATGGAGACATCCAAATATCATTGTGAAATATTTTATATTCAAATGGGTCTGAATCAGCGGCATAATCACGATACCATTCATTATTGATAAATTCTTGATAGACATCTGGAAAATTAGTAAATTTATTAAATTCTTCTTGAATTATATAAATGATTTTGTTTTTAACATCATCTAAATTTTTTCCTTTATCGGAAATAATTTTCGTTTGAATTTTCTTTTGTTTAGTAGGTTTGGTAAAAATTAGAAAGAATGGTATGCTAGACATGATATATAAGTAAATCGTGTCCAATAAAATTAATAAATTTCATTTTTTTTAGTAAAAATTGAAATTTCTATATTTACTAAATAATCAAATAGAATATGGAATGGCATATGAATGTCGGTAATGAGACCTTAGATAATGAGTACAAAGAATTTACTTTTAATCATGGTGGATTAGAAGTAGATTCTGAAAATGCCGAAAAGTTAATTCAATCTTCATATTGGTGCTTTAACGATATGATTTTAGAAGCAATCCGAAAATATTTTAAAGTTTATATTCCTAAATATGCCTCCGCTTTTTTAAATAAAGAAGCATTAATTGATACGGGTAATTTCTACATTGGTATTTCTGACAATGGAACCGTTTATGGAATACCTTTTCAAGGAGAACTTTGTCAAGATTTTCTACAAACCGAATTAGATTTGATAATTAAAAAATATGTAAAATCAAGTAACTTGGGTATATTAAAAAAATCTATATCTTTGGAATTGTTAGAAATTAAATATACCCCAATGAAAATTTTAAAATATTCAGATAGTTATTATAAATATCTTAAATATAAAAAGAAATTAGAAAAGAAAGATAGAAAATATAATCTAATTTTGAATTCTTGGAATGTTATGCATTTTAAATATGCTCAAAAATTAGTTGATATTTTTAATTTGCCTGAAACCAGAGAGGAATTATTAAATTATATTATTAAAAAAGAACCTACTAATAATGTTATTCAAATGATTAATTCTGGTTTTCAATTACAAATTAAAAATCACGAAGAAATTAATGAATTAAAAAATTTTATTAATGAACCTTATTATTGGGTTTGTAAATTTAAAGATGAATTATTAGATGAGGTTAGAAAACAAAGACCTATTCGTGATAATAAGAATATATTAGTAAATTTAATTAATCCTATAAATATTTTAATTAAGATTTCAAATATGATACCTTGGTGGATGCAAAATAATGAAAATATGAAGCTTTATGTGATTAAAATAAATTTTAGAAAAAATAAAGATAATACTAATATTTATTATCTCGATTCTTTTGGAAAAATTAACAAGTGTTATCGTAATTTAGAATTTAACAAACCATATTGTCAACCCGTATATTAATTTATATTATCCTGTTTCATTCAGATTCTGTTTCTGTTTCAGTTTCTGTCTCAGTTTCTGTCTCAGTTTCCGTCTCAGTTTCCGTTTCGGGTTTGCTTTTTGTTTTGGATGTGCTTTCAGTTTCTCTCTCAGTTTCCGTTTCGGGTTTGCTTTTTGTTTTGGATGTGCTTTCAGTTTCTGTGTTGATTTCTGATTCGGTATTGATTTCTGACTCTTCTTCTTGAATTGGTGCATAAGAAGGTGCATTTGGAGAAGAAGGTACTGGAGATTTTATCTGTGTAGGTTTAAATACTTCTTGTTGTGCTTTTGTTACAGGTGCTTTTACTACTGATGCTTCTTTTACTACGGGTGCTTCTTTTACTACAGGTGCTTTTACTACTGGTGCTTCCTTTACTACTGATGCTTCCTTTACTACTGATGCTTCCTTTACTACTGATGATTCTTTTGTTTCTTTTACTACTTTTGCTATTGGCGACACCATGGGCGGGTTATTAAAATTCAAACTATTTAAAAAGTCTGCTTTATTTTTCTTTTTTAATTCCTCTTTGGTCAAACCTTTTAATGATAATTGAAGAAATGATAAATGAGTTGCAGCATATGCATCTGCGTCTGCTTCAGCTTTTTCTTTTTCAATAGCCTTCTTTTTAGCTTCTTCTTCAGTTTTAGCTTCCTCTTCTTCGTCTGCTTCCTCTTCAATTTGTGCTTTACTTAATATCAATTTAATTTTCTTCCATTGACCGTCTACTATTGATGGTAGTTCTTGTGGTGCAGCATCAGCTTCTAATAAATTTACATAATGAGATGTTTTATATTTAACAATATCGCCCAATTTATAACTTTTTTTAGGGTCATATTTTCCTTTATTAACCCCTTTATATTTCTTTTTTTCCGATAAATTTTGACCTACATAAATTTTATTTTGAATTTTTTCTGATTTAATATATAATTTTTGTTTTGGTGGTAAACCTGTTTCAATTTGTTTCCATAACATAGGATTAATTTCTGGGTCTTCTTGATAATCTCTTATAATCAAAAGATTAATATAAATTTTATTTTTCAAGGTTATAACATCACCTAACCCATATTTAGTATATGGGTCATAGTCATCAATATAATTCGCCTTAATTAGTTTCCCTTGAATTTTTCCAATAGGTGTACCAATAGAAATATTTTTATTAATATTTTCTCTTGGATATAACTCATCTGTGGTATAAATGGGTTTTGTTCCTCTAAAAATAATCTTTTTCCAAGCAACATAATCTCCAAAAGTAGTTTCAGGTGGAAGAAATTGAGAGTAAGCTGTAAATGGTACTGTTGCTTTTGGTGGAGCTAAAGGAACAACTAAATTCATATAATTATTATTATTATATTTAACCACATTTCCTATAGCATATTTTGTTTCCATTTTAAAGTCACCTGCATCTTGTGGAATTACTTGAATATTATTAATCAAATAACCTTTATTTTTATAAATAAATTCTGGTATTTTTTCATGGTCAAGTACTTGTTGAAAATATTTAACTGTAATACCATTTACATTAACTTTAAAATAAGATATACCGAACATTTCATTAATTTCTTCAAATTTCTCAATATTATTATTAAATATCTTATCTAAAAAATTTACTAAATAATCTATCATATAATATTTGTTAGATAAAATTTTTTATATCATTAATTCTCATAAATTTTTAAAGTTCTTGCTGATGGGTCAACATAACTCATTACTTCTGTTCCATTTGATAACCATTTTGGTTGCCAATAATTAGGTAATACTGTCTGTCTTTTATCACCAAAAAATTCACAAAATATTTTACGATAATAATAAGCTTCTTTAGTTTGTGGTGTGCAATAAGGATATTTAATATTAACATTTGCCATTTCTTCATCAGTTACTTTATCTTCAATATATTCTTGAATAATTTGATACCAAGACTTTTCTTTACTACTTACACCATCAGAAAATGCTTCTTTCTTACGCCATAATACTTCATCAGGAATTATATTAGTGTTATCGAAAGCTTTTCTTAACCACCATTTTTCCATATTTTTAAATTTAGGATGTCTTTTTTCACTTGGAATTTGCCAATAAGCTTCAATAAATTCAGGGTCCAATAAAGGCACACGACCTTCAAGACCCCACCTACTGATACATCTATCAGCTCTACGGCTATCATAATAGTGAATGTTATTAACATAACCTAACGCAGCATCGTGAATAGAATTATTATCTATTGGTGCATACCAATTGAATAAATAAGATGAACATACTTCATCCGGACCTTCACCTACTAAAATTACTTTAGCATCAGTATTTTGTCCAATATATTTAGAAACAATATATTGTCCTACTGAAGCTCTTATTGTTGTAGTATCCCAAGTTTCAGTTGTCCAGATTACATCTTTAATTGCTGTCAATCCTTCTTCTGGTGTGAAAAATACTTCCGTATGATGAGAACCAATATGTTTAGCTACTTTTCTTGCAAAAAATAAATCAGTCCCTTCGTTCATACCACAACAAAATGTTCTAATTGGATTTCCTAAAAGTTTAGCAGATACACCAGCAACTAAACTTGAATCAACACCACCTGATAGTAAAAATGCTAAAGGTCTATCTGAATCTAATCTTCTTTTAACAGATTTAATTACAGCTTCTTTTATATTTTGAAGATGAACATTATCAGGTAATTCAATTATTTGAGTGATAGCGTAAACATTTAGAAATGAGAAAACTTCTTTATTGTTAAAATTACCAAAATCATCAAAATTAATTTTAATTAAATTGCCAGGCGGGAATTCTTTAATTTCTCCCTCAAAACTATTGGTTCCTTTAATTTCTGAAGAAAAGATAAGCCCCTCTGATTGATTGGTTACTTCGTGATAATATAGAGGACGAATACCTATTTGGTCTCTTCCAGCAATTACCATTTTAATATTTTTAAGCCTGTCAAATTCATATAATACAAAAGCATATTCACCTTTAATTTCTGAATTAAATAGTTCATAAAAGTCTTGTAATTTATTTTCTTTAGTAAATTTTAAATATAATTCGGGAATGGTCATACAATCACTATTATTTACAATAGGAAGATTATATTTTTCAATTAAATATCGAAAGTTATAAATTTCACCATTGCAGATGAAAACAACTGTTCTTTCTTTTTCTTGAAAAACAAAAGGTTGATTACTTGCAAAAGAAGTATCCATAATAGCAAGTCTGTGAAAACCTACCCAAACATTATTATAATTTTCAAAATACGAATTGTCAGGTCCTCTCATTTTTACATTCCAGAAATCACTAAAAAGTTTCATTAGGTCAATTTGTTTTTTGGTTAACTTTATATATGTCCATATACCACACATTGTAATTATATAAATATTTCAAATATCTTTTTAACTCAATTTTTTTTTAAATTTTTTATGAAAGAAAAAAATTTAAAAAAAATTACTGGATCAAAAATTTATTTTTGAGGATGGCAATTTTTTATTTTTGAGAATGGCAATTTTTTATATAGACTAAAAAATTGAGTTTAATAATTCATAAATTAAATGTTATAATAATTAATGACTGAAAATAACAAAATTCTGATTGGCAATGACGGCTACGTTGAATTATTAGAAACTTTCGGAGATGATTTAACTATAGTAAATGCAGCTCGTGTATCTTTTAATAAAGAATCAACAGAACTTAATGATAAAGATAAATCATTAATAAATTATTTAGCAAAAAATAATCACGTAAGTCCTTTTTTCCATCCCCAATTAAGATTTAGAATTAAAATGCCTATTTTTATTGCAAGAGAATGGTATAGACATACAATTGGATTTGCTAGAAATGAAGTTAGTAGAAGATATGTAGATGATACTCCTCAAGTTTGGATACCGAATGAATTTAGAGAAAGAGATAAAAATCTTAAACAGGGTTCTAAAAAGGAAACTATTCAAAACAATGAAGAAATACTAGAAATTTATCAAAAATCAGTTAATATGTCATTATCTTGTTATGAAATTTTATTAAAACATAATGTTGCTCCAGAAATGGCAAGAACAATTTTACCCCAATCAATGTATACCGAATTTATTGAAACCGGCTCTTTGAGTGCTTATGCTAGATTATGTCAATTAAGACTTGACCCTCACGCACAATTAGAAATTCAAGAATATGCAAATGCTGTCTCAAAATTGTGTTTGACCAAATTTCCGGTTGGATGGCCGGTATTAGTATAATAATTGGTTAGTATAATAATTGGTTGGTATAATAATATTAAGATTTATTTGATGATTTGAAATTAAATAATATTATTAATTAAAGACTTGCAGATTTTTTTACCAATATAAAGAAAATTTATCATACTAGTTATATGAATGATAATTCAGTAGAAAATAAAATAAATATCAATCCTAGTTATGGTTTAACTGTAGGAAATAAAATAAATATTACTTATGGTTTAACTGGAGAATTTTCTAGTGGTATAAATGGAGGATTTTCTAGTGGTATAAATGGAGGATTTTCTAGTGGTATAACCGGAGAATTTGTTAGTGGTATAACAGGAGGAGGAAAAACTATTTTTGCCCCATTTTCTGATAGTTCAAGCAATTTTGGTGGATGGATAGCCAATAAATCTGGTTTTGTTGGTGGTCCAACTGGTCAAACATATATACCAAATGTGCAAACTGGACCAACAGGTTTAATAAGCGAAATTATTAAAAATAAATCTTCTCATTCTAATTTAAAAATGAAAATAAATTTAGATAAGAAAGTTAAAGAATATTTAAATTTAAATATTAAAAATAAAGAGTTTTTAATCAATGAAATAAGATTAGCTTTACAAAAAAAATCATTAGAAAATAAAAAGAAAATAAAGGGATTTCTGATTGATAAAAATGCTAATAATGAAGAATTTATTTACTTAGATAAAATAGGAAAAATAATATTTAATTTACCTAATTATACAAACTTTGTCAATCTTGATTGTTTATGTGATTTAATTTTACAACAATATAGTATGAATAAGTTATATTATTTTGATTATTACCAGGAACCGATTGAGGTTAAATGTCTTTAAAAATTTCTTTGATTCAGCAATTTTTTTTAATAAATTAAAAAAAAATTGGCATTCTCAAATTTCTTTGATTCAGCAATTTTTTTATTTTATAAAAAAATTGATAAACAAATTTTCTCATAAACATACATATATTAATGGACATTCAAAAAGAGCCCACTGAAAAATTATTAATTATAGAAGAAAGAAAATATAATAGTGCTGGTGTATTAATTATTAATAAATACATGAATAAAGACTGTGTTGTATTGTTTAAATCAGCCTTACCTATTCCTTCTGGTGTTAACAAAGGGATGTTTTATTGTGATATTCCAGGAGGTGGTATTGATGTTAAAGATGATTCTTTAGAAGAAACAGCATCACGTGAATTATATGAAGAAAGTAAAAAATTGCTTTCAATTTCTAAAACTAAGTTAGCAGAGGTTAGAAAGAATGATTCTTTTTTTGATTTACCAGGTAGAAGGTTATCTGGTAAAAGAAAAGCGGGTTTGTTTGCTTGTTTTGTATGTAGGTTATCAAATGTTAGTACAAAGTATTATAACTTAAATAGGGAATTACTTAAAAAGGTTAAAATAGATAAGGTATTCTATGAAACGATAGAAGTAGTAAAAATTCCAATTAATAATATCAAAGAATATTTTGCCGATAAAAAATTATCTGATATTAAAAAACAATGTGAAATTAAAGATATTAATGATAACTCTCAAAATGTTACATTATTAGCTTCTAAATGTTTGTATTTAGCTTTAAATAAAATGGTTAATGAGAAATCTTTATTGGAAGACTCTTTTAAACTATCTGGAAGTAAGGAGATACCGTTTAAGTTAGATGAGAGTAAGGATAAGGGAATGACGATTAGATATTAGTTTATAGAAATTATACTAATTGAACTATAAAATAAACTAAATAAACCAAATTAAGAATATACTTTCCTTCTAATAAAACAATTATCCGTTTACTTTAGAGTTTACTTTCGAGTATATTCTGGTTTATTTTAGAGTTTACTAATTTGGGTACATGGCCATATACATATCCCTCCCATCCTCACACGTCTCAATCTTATACCCAATTTCAATCAAAAAATCAAACAATTCTTTCTTTATCTTACCTGCTTCTACATTTTCTTGTTCTTTCCATTCACCCCATGATTCAAACAAAATGGGAGGATATTTATTTTTCAAAAGTGTTTCTAGACCACCTAAAAGAACTTCTTTTTCAAATCCCTCTACATCTATTTTAATAAATCCTATATTAGTTAAATTAAATGAATCAAGTGTTTTAACATTTACTTTTATCTTTTTTAAATTATTATCATTATCATTTAATATCTTAACGCCATTACCTCCACCATCTTCACTTCTAATAATATAATCCATTTCAGATTCCTTAAATCCTAAAGCGCAATTATAAGGTGTTACCTTTTCTTCCAGATTATGTAAAGCAATATTAGCTGCTAAGTAACAAAATACTTTTGGATTGCATTCGAAAGCGTGTGTATGTTTAGCTTTCTTTCCTAAAATAAAACTATAAGTCCCTACATGGGCACCAATATCAATAAAAACTTTATCAGGTTTAATATAGTTATCTAAAATTCGGTGGATTAAATTTTTTTCAGCAATTCCAGAATTATAAAACCATTTAGCAACATTAATTTCAGGGAAAAATAAATAGTTATTTTGTTTAATATTAAAAGCAGGGCTAGGCATTTTTATGAAATATGGTTCTGTCGTTTCACCTGAATTTTCTTTTAATAAATACATGATATATTTATTAAATAAAAATTTCTTTAATTGATTTAGTTAAGTTCTTTACTTGCAATAATTTCTAATTATTTACACTATTTTTTTTTTGATAAGATACCCATTAATAATTGTAAGTCTTTATGAATTAAATTTAACATTTCATTATTTAATTCTTTTCTATTTGGTTTTTTCATTTCTTTTGCTTTAGTTTTAGTTTTTACAATTTCTAAATCAACATCGTCTTCTGGTTGTGAAACAGGAGGAGGACGAACAGGAGGAGAACGAACAGGAGGAGAACGAACAGGAGGAGGAAGTTTAGCTTTAGGAGAAATAGGTTCATTATCAGCTTCAATGTTATTTTCATCTCTTTCAGAGTATTCAATATTATCAGGTTGTTCAGCAACTTCATCATCAAGGTTTTCATCTTTTTTTGTGTATTTAATATTTCTCTTGTTTAGCGTCTTAAAACCTTCTATTGTGTCATTTAATGTATTTGAATTGTTTGATTGGTATGATTTGTACGATGGATTTGATTTGTATGATTTGTATGATGGATTTGATTTGTATGATTTGTATGATGGATTTGATTTGTATGATGGATTTGATTTATATGATTTGTATGATTTGTTTGATGGATTTGATTTGTTTGATTTATATGATGTATTAGAACCTATTTTATTAATTACAATATTTTTTGCAACGGAGGTTTCTGAGTAAGCTTTGTTGCTAGAAGAACTATTTTCTTTTGGATCTATCTTTCTTAATTTTTTTGAACTTTTCTTGTATTTTCTAATAGGTTTATACATTTTTACAGGTAAAAAATTTTCTAAATTTAATTTAGTACCCTGTCTCCAAGCTTCTTCATCTGCTTCATCTTTTGGTGTACATTCTGGAAAACTAAGTTTTCCATATAAAGGAACTTTTGATTGATTTATTTCAGACATATTATTATATATATACATTTAGAAATAATTTAGACCAAAGTATTATTTTTTTTTATAAGATTTTTATTTATGAAAAGCTAAATTATCTACTTTAACTTTATTTTTTTTATCACAGAATGTATTTATAGTTATAAATTCCCATTCACTTGGTTTTGGTGAAAAATTTACTTTACCTCTAGGTATTTTTTCAACTGTTTTGGAAAGTTCAAAAGTTTTTCCCCACAAGGGTTGATAACCTAAGTTTATATCCGACATATATAATCTAGATTAGATTTTTTTGTTAATCTAAAGAATTATCATATTATATGTATATGGAAGAATTAACAAGTGCTAGAGAAGAAATAATTAAAAAAATTTCCATTTACAACAATAAGATTTTTGATTTACAAAATCAATTATTAAATATTGAACAACTCATTGTTGACACTGACCATAAAGAAATTATGGATACCTTAACATTAAACGAACAACAATTAGAAGTTGTAAATGCAAAAGAAAAATATATTGTTACTGTAGCAGCACCAGGTTCTGGTAAAACTCATACATTAATTTCAATGTATATTAAAATGATTGTAGAAGATAAAGTAGACCCATCATCAGTTTTATTAATTACTTTTACTAAAAAAGCTGGTCAAGAAATGGGTGGACGGTTAGCCTCATTAGTTCCCACTAAATTACCTTCTTATATTGGTTCATTACACGGTCTAGCATATCGTATTTTACAAGAATATAATAATATTAATTATACTGTTTTAGATGAGAAGGAAACAAAAGATATATTAAAAGATTTGTGTAATTTAAATTTAGATAATGATGATACTGAAAATGGTTTAATTAAAACAAAGCTAAGTTTTATAATTGATAAAACTTCCAGTTCCTATCCTTTTGATATTAAACCGATTTTAAAAGAATTAAATTTGGAAAAATTGGATGAAAGAATAACAACCTTATTAAATATTTATAAAGAAAAAAAGATAAAAGAAAATTTATTAGATTTTAATGATTTAATGGTTATGTTTTGTGAGTTTTTAGATAAACCGGAATCTATAGAATACAAAAATAAAATTAAATTTATCTTTTTTGATGAATACCAAGATATAAATCCCATTCAGCACTATATTCTTAAAAAGTTTAAAAAATATTCTAGAATTATGGTTGTGGGAGACGATGCACAATCTATTTATGCTTTTAGAGGAAGTTCTGTAAATTTTATTTTAAATTTCCCAAATGAATTTAAACCAAATAAGATGTATTTATTAGAAAAAAACTATCGGTCAACTAAACAAATTGTAGAATTTTTCCAGGATATTATTAAAAAGAATACTAACCAATATGAAAAAAATGTTATTTCTGTAAATGAAAAAGAGGGAGTAAAACCTGTTATCATAGGATTTGAAGATAACAAAAAAAGAGACCAATGGATAATTAATGATATTATTAAAAATAAAAACAATGGGATACCAATTTCTAAGATGGTAATTTTGGCCAGAAAGAATGATTCACTCGATAAAATAGAAATTGAACTAGTTAAACAGGGAATTACCGTAATTAAACATACCGGTTTATCTATTTTAGATAAACCACACGTCAAGGATTTTCTAGCCTTTATTACTATTATTGTTAATGAAAAAAGTTCTGTTCATTGGAAACGAGTATTAGCGCTTCAATTGGGTGTTAATGTTGCCCATGAAATTATCGAAAAAAGTACCAATATTATAGATTCTATTAGAAAATTAAAAGATACTCAAGTTCACTATGCTAATTATTTAAAAGAAATAGATAGCTTGTATAATTCTCTTACTAATGGTTCTATTAAAAAGGATGTTGATAAAGGTCGTTATATTCAAATCTTTTTAGAAAGAATTTGGGTTTCAAAAAATAAATTTGATAGTCATTTAGATGATAAAATTAAAGATATTTTATTATTATTAAGCTATTTAAATGAAAGTAATATTAATGATTTTATTTCTGAATTATATTTAAATCAATCGATTGAAATGAATTTAGATAATTCTATCTACTTGACAACAGTTCACGGGTCCAAAGGTTTAGAATGGGAATACGAATATTTAATTGATGTTGATTCGGAGAATTTTCCATCGGTTAAACAATCATATTATAAAAATGAAGGGTCTGAAATGGAGGAAGAAAGGAGATTGTTTTATGTTGCTTGTTCTAGAGCTAAATATAATTTGGTAATTTGCTATAACTATAACTATAACCCATCTAATTATTTAAATATGTCTCCATTTATTAGAGAGGTAGACAAAAAATATTATAATTCTATTGGAATGAATTATGACTCTTTACCAATGACTGGAAATATTTCTCACGATGTTAATAATCATTTGCGATATTTTGGATTTTCTGAGATATACCCTATTTTAAAAGATTTTGAATGCGAAAGAAAACAAATACACTATAATTTTGAGATTGCTAGATATTTAGATAAATTTAAATATTCAAGAATTATAATAGGAAATTTTATGGATTTTTTGCTAGCAAAAATGATACAAATTAATTTTACTAAACAAGTTAAAAAGTTTGAATTAAATATAATTCATAAATTGGATAAGTTTCCTCAAAAAATTAGACAAAATTATATTGACGAATTATCTGATTGGCGAAATTTGTTAGATGATATCTTTTATATTAGTACTTTTAATATTAAAGACGATGGACAAATATTTGATGATTTAAAAAAATTACTAACCAATGAAAAAATATTTGACCATTATAATAAATTGATATTAGGCTTTTCTAAAGTTATTGAAGATTTAAAACCAAAAGAAATCTTTTCCCATTATAATGTAACTCACGCGAATATAAAAGGCGAAATAGATTTATTAGTTGATGACACACTAATAGAAATAAAAACAAATCAAAATGAAATAGTAACCACTGGTAATATCTGTCAAACTCTATTATATGGTTATTTGTTAAAGAAAAAAGGAAAAAGCTTAAAAAATATTATATTATATAATCCATTAACTGGCGAAATGACGAAATTTAATGTAGAAAATGTTGATTTTAAAAAGATAGCTACTATTTTTTATGGAAATTTTAAGAGTACTAAATAAAAAAAATTATATTATAAATTATCTACAGTATATTATAATATTAGTAAATGGATGAAACTATTGATAAAGAAGTTCAAATAGTGATACCAAAAATAGATAAATATAAATTTAATATTTTTTTATTTACAAGTATTATTTTAACATCAGTAATTTTAGTAGTTTTAAGATTTACAAAATATAAAGACAATAAAAAATATAAAAAATTTTTTAATGATTTCTATTATGATTTTGTTAAATATTTATTGATTGAAAGTTTACTTGTAACTTTTGAAAGTATAAATGCAGGTAAATATCATTTAACATCAGCTTTAGGAAGAATATCTATTGTTCAAGTTGCTTTATTAATATTTCACATTTTAAAAAAAAAAATTGGAATAGTTTAACTACTCTTTTTAGCAATAAGACTTTTATCAACTTCTTCAATCTTAAGTATAACGGTTGTATAAATATTTTTAAAATAATTTGTATTTAGCAATCCAGGTCTATTTTTATAGATATCGTTTAATGCTTTACCTTCCGAATCATATAATTTAAAGGTAATTCTATCTAATTTTCTTAAATCTCTTGGTAAGAAACTTTCGCGAGGCTCTCCACTCAAATAAAGCCAATCTTTTGATTGTGTGGATGGAAAGAGAACACCAAACATTTTATCATATTGATTATTTGATGCAGAAGATTTAACTGGTACGAAAGGATTTAATTCTAAAAAGAATATTCTTTGGTCAATTAAATCGGTGGCTCCAAAACCG